ACCCTTCTATATCCATCCCTTCCCGTTGCAATTGCTCGACTACTGGGTCGCCTACTCCAGTACTATCAATTAACATAGGTGCTTTTGGTAAATTGCGGATTATGTTCTGAGTGCTTGCCCAATCCTTCTGAAATCGGTCATAATAAGCCACATTGCCACTATTATCTAAACCGATAATTACGGTCCAATCTGAATACTTTGCCAAATCGACTCCGTAACATTTAACAATATTGGTAGATAAGTCCGCTGTACACTTACGTATTGCCTCGCTACCAAATGGATTCGCAGCGTTCTCAGCTGGGTTAGCCATGTATTCTTGTTCGAATACTACGGGAATTGCTGATTGCTTAATTGAATCAACCTCAGAACTTGCAATATAAGGATTGTCGTATGTCGAATATTTAAACGATTCCCATTCTCCGTTTGCTTCTAATCCTTTTAAATATAAAGAATAAAAATAATTCTTACCTCTTGGAGTTGATAGGAATAGCGCCTTGCCTTTGTAATCGGTTAAGGTAGGTCTTATAGCATTATTCCATCCATTCTCTAAATTTGGAATGTAAGATGCTTCGTCAATAATAACGTAATGAAATCTTAAACCACGAAGATTATCTAATCGCTCGCCAGTAAAGAATCGAATGACTCCACCCGTAGCCAATTTAAAAGTCAAATCTGATATGTTAGAAGTTGCTACTTCAGGCGGAAGTATTAAAGCAATATCATCAAAAAAGACTTTGGCTAATTTATAAGTCGGAGTTATGTAAGCTACTGACTTTCCTTGTAATGCCTCCACGCAAGTGATGACCTGGCTAATCAATGACTTGCCAAATCTTCGCCCGCACATAAGCACTCTAAACCTCGCCTTGCTCTGTAATACTTTCTTCTGCGCCTCGTGTGGAGTCGGTAGGATAATCTCCATTGGCAAATTTTATAGTTATTTCAGTATCTTGTTTTATATCAGCCGATTCTTTTGGCTTTCCAAATACTCTACTTAATAAAGTTTCTATTGAATACAAAGAGCCATTCTTTAAAGACTTGTTCATTGCTCCAGCGATTGTCTTTTCTAATATTGAACTTTGTGGATTATCAAATATCTCTTTAAGTTGCTCAATATTCATAGCAAGCATTTTACGAATTGTTATTCCAATCTCGGTCATATTATAACCTGATTCTTTTAATAGCGTAACGTATTTCTTTGGTCGACCATTTGGATTCCCTGATTGACCTTTCTTGAAACTTACTAAATTTTGTTCGTTTGCCATATCTCTCCGTTTCTTTTAATTACTAATGTTGGGTCTAACTTAATCATTCGGTCAACTATTACCTGGCAGTATTTAGGGTCAAGTTCCATTCCATAGCATTTCCGATTAAGCTGATGCGAAGCTACCATTGTTGAGCCTGAACCTAAAAAGAAATCTAAACATATTTTATTAATTGGTAATATATTTTCAATTGCCATCGATGCTAATCCAACTGGCTTTTGAGTTGGATGTAAATATTTATTTGCCCCATCTTTTCCAACACTCCAAACACTGCCTAATCGTTTACCTTTAATTTCAGCGCCTCTATGATATACTAATGCAATTTCAAAATCAGTTAGAAATGTTTTTTTTAAATCTCCAATACCTCCACCACCTTTATCCCAAACAATTAAATTTGATAATTCTCCAATTTGTGAACAAATTTCAATCCAATCTTTTAAAACTTTCCAGGATGTCCAAACAAAAACAAATCCATTTGTAAATAATGGTAAATTATTAATCCATTCAGTTATAAAAACATCATCATTTTTTAATACTTCAAATTTTTCTGATTTGGTCCTCATATTTGATTGATAACTAACACCATAAGGAGGGTCAGTAAAAACCATATCAGCTTTTTCTTCATTCATTAATTTAGCAACTGAATCACTATCTGTTGAATCACCACAAAGCAAACGATGTGGACCAATTTCAAACAAATCTCCTAAAACAATATCTGTTTCTAATCCGCCATCAGGTACATCGTAATTATCTTCTTCTTCGCTTCCTAAATCATTAACATCAAATACGGGTACATCTAACCCCCACTCAACTAATTCTTCAGCATCCCATTCGTTGGCAAGCATATCCCAATCCCATTCTCCATAGCCAACATTGTCTTTAATTATAAATGCCTTTTGTTGGTCCTCATTTAAATCACTCGCCTTTATTACTGGAACTTCTTTGAGTCCAGCTTCCTTGCAAGCCTTTAGTCGCATATTGCCACCCAATACAATCATATCATCGTTAACGACAATAGGTCTTAAAGATAGCATCTGAGGAAACTCTTTAATCGATGCTACTAACTTTTTAAATTTGTCATCCTTGATAATTCTCGGATTGTTTGGATTCGACTTTATGTCGGTCAGTTTGGTTGTTGTGATATTCATTTTTTAAATCCTATAAAGTAAAGGTCGCACATTCCTATTGTATTTGTCTGAAATTCAAATACACTAAAATGCTTTTCAATATCTATTTTTTCACGAATTAAACTTTCATTTAAATTCATATAATAATCATTCTCAAGATTGCTTGTAAATGGACTACATTGAGGAGATGTTCTTCTTGTCCCGTGTTCAGCTCTTCCATCCGTTGCGCAAGTAAAAACAAACATACCACCAACCTTTAAAAGATTAATAGCATTGAGCATTGTCTTATCCCAGTACTCATCATGTTCAAAACACTCCGAACTAATAACAACATCAAATTTATCTTTGCTTTTAAATTCATGACCTCTGCAAACAATATCAACATTTGGTCCTTCGCCTATATCAATTCCAGTATAATGATAATCAGTAAATAAATATCGATTGTTTCCATTTATATCCAATGAGCCTATATCTAAAACTTTTACTCCCGTAAAAAATGAGGGAAATTTGTTTTTAATACTGATTAAATAATTTTGTTGTTCAACGTGTGCCATATTTTAATCAAGTAGTTTAGAATATATAGCAAAACGCTGCTCATTAATTTTAAATAAATCGTAATGCTCCCGAACATATTCAGCATTTGACTCGCCAAAATCTGTTCTCATTTGTGAACTAAATGCCATTCGTTTAATATCTCGTTCCCAATTATCAACCCAACATACCGTTGGAATATCATCGTATGGCGCTCGTTTCATAGCCATAAATGGAATCCGTTTAGCTCCAGCTTCTAATGCCTTTAGATTTGATTTTAACCGATTAAATTTATTATCTAATAAAGGCGCAAGTAATATATCTGCCTCTTGGTAAAAATTCATATACAAATCTACGGGCATTGATTCAAGAATCTTATAGTTTAGTTTCTCTCCAGCAGTAAACCAATCGCCCATCTGCTTCCAATGAAATTCATTAAACTTATTCCATCCGCAAAGAAGCATCCGTGTCGATTCTCTAAATGATTTAGACTTTGCTAATTCTCTAATCGGATTCTTTAACTGCCTCATATCAGGGAAGTGAGTGATGCTTCCCGTATGCGCAATGGTAACTAATTCATTAACATTTCTTGTCGCAGTAAATTGGTCCTTATCAAACGGCAAAGCATTAGGCAAAACAAAGCAGTTAGGATTTATCTTTACTATCTCAATTCTCAATCGATTATGAGTTGTCGTTACAACATCAGCAACTTTAATATAATTCTTTATTACTTGAGTGACTCCTAAAGACCGATAGGTAGGCGCAGATAAATGCTGGCTGAACAACTCCCAATAGTCATCAATATCGACAACCAATTTAAAGCCAATCTTAGCCTTCCATTTTAACAAATCGGGCAATGGTATCAATTCGCAAAAACGATTGACGACAACCACGTTTATTGACTTCTCAATAAGCATCTCTTCGGTCATTGTATCCGTGATAATACAATACTCCTTTTTCATTACGGATAATGGTAATGCTAATCGATGGTAAGTGACTCCTGAATGTCTACTTCCGACTGCGCAGATTCTTAGTTTTGACATCGTTTGGTTTTTGTTGGTTGAGTTTTGCAATATACTTTATTCCTTCGTAATGTGCTGACAATCTTTTGAGCATATCAAATACACAAGAGCCACACCACGAATTAAAATTAAAATCCTTGTTGACATATTTACGATATAGATTCGCATATTCTTCAAGTACTTCTCGGTCAATGTTTTTAGTAAACCCTAAAGCGACTGCCTCAAAGTTTATAATGTTGGCTTCTATAAATGCTATCTCTTGCTCGGTCATAGTTTGTTAATTAATCTAAAAATTACTGCTCCTAATATTCCTGAACTAAACACGATAGCAATCCATTCTTGGAACTGCAAAGGAACTACAATTAAAACGATAGCGCTCCAGGTACTTAGACAAGGAGTGCAACTAAACGGTTTAAAGTTTAGTCCAAATGACTGATATAAATTAGTCATTGTAAAAAAGACGGCAAAGGAGACGGCTGCGATTATAGTTATCATCTATTTGATTGGTAAATTTCATCCTTAACTAAACTCCAGTAAGCCTTATCATCTGCTTTTAATTTCTGCTCAAGTAATAATGAACAAATGTACAAAGCTAATTCAAAAGCAAGTGCTTTATTGCCACAAAAATACAAGGCATTAATTAACATACTTTTTGCTTTCTCATCAGGCTTCATCTCTTATCTTCTTTTTAATGTTTGAAATCGTTTTGACTATCGACATATATGGAATACCAGTCTTTCTCGAAATCTCTGTTTGATTAAAATTCAATTCAACGTATGTATCGAGTAGCATATCCTCATACCAAGATAGTTCTTTTCGTGCTACCTCCACTCGATTAAATAGCTTTTCTTTGTATTCCTTTGATTCATCCTCAATCTGCACTAATTCGTGAATCTCATCAATGCTTTCAAACTTGGCTCTGAAATGTCTAAAGAATGGTTGATTCATTCCAGTACTATAAATCATATTTAGCATACATCTGACCAACCAATATTTTAATCCACTCGTTCCGTTGTTATTGTATATCGACCAAAATTTGTCTTCGGTTATTGAGCAAAGATTTAAAAACATTTCTTGCTTTAGTTCTTCCCTCAAGTTTGCTGGTTGCATTTTCATCAAGGCTTGCTTAATCTCCTTTGAATTGTAAAGTTCCTCAATGATTTGCGACCTGGTCATTCTTTTGATTTTCTGATTATTTCAAAAATAAAATAAACAATAAAAGCCACCTCGATTATTCCAACCGCAATGGCTTCCCAAATTAACCTTTCCACTTTTCGAGTTCCCGATTTAAATACCAAACTGCTTTACTTAAATCTTTCTTTTTAAATCCTTTCTTATCGGCTCGCAGTATGTACTTAATTGAGTTTCCAAGATTAAAGTTTAAGTCAAATGCATCAATTATATCAATTACCTCGATGCCATTCCCTTGATAATGCTCAGGATGATTGACCTCTTCTTTGATAACTCCTTGATAATTAATCTTTTCCATATGCAAAGTTTACATTATAATCCGTGCTTTTCCAAATAATCCTTGATTTTTTTTGTCTGATGGTATGCTGGTCTTGAACTAC